ATGGCACAGTCCATAACATGGACCCCCGTCGCCGACCTGAACCTGCTTGAAATGCGTGCCGCCGGCCTGTCCTGGCCCATCGTCGCCCGCGCCCTCCAGGTCGGCCGCAGCGCCGCCATCGAGCGAGCCAGATCCCTCGGCGTCGTCTCGAAGTCTCGCCTACCGCAGCCCACACCACGCCCCGCGGTGCCGCGTATCGACCGGCCGCCTCTCCCGGCGGGGCACCCGCTGACCTGGGGTGCAATCACCGACAACACCTCCGCCAGCGGCATCCCCTACCCCCTGCCAGTCTTCCTCTAGCCCAGTCTTCCTCTAGCCCAGTCTTCCTCTAGCCAGTCTTCCTCCAGCCAGTCTTCCTCGAGCCTGGCGCACCTCCGGCGCGCGGTCCTGTCCCGCACCGGCCTCTCTCCCAACCCTTCATCCGAAACAACTCTCGTTCACGCCACATCCGAAAGGCGCCCCATGACCCAGCCGCGCAGCATCCTCCACCTATCGCCCGTCCCAGCCCGCACCGACTTCCCTACCCGCCTCACCGCCAACCCACTCGTCCCGCCTGGCGCGTTTGACATCGCCCGCGCCACGCGCCCAGCCGCAAACCCACTGCGCCCCGCCACCCCCGTTGCCAAGATCGACGCCGAAACCGTCATCTACCGCCTGGAAGAAGCCGGCCACACGCTCCTGTGCCTGCCGTCTCGCGGCCCTACCACCGCTCTGCGGCAAACCCGCCACCAATACCTCGCCGACGCCATCGACGCCTTCACCAGCGAGACAGACCTCCCGCCGCGCCTCCCGACGCCCCCGGCGGCCCGCATTACCCGCATGGACCAGGCTCTCGCGTGGATCCCCCTCATCCCCAGCGAAAACCTGGTGCTCCGTCGTATCGTCGGCTGCCGCTCCCTGGTCAGCCCCCTGACCGAGCGCCACCTCTTCACCTGGCGGCGCCTCGCCCGGCTGCTTGGCGCCGACCACAAGGCCATTCAGCGCTGGCATGCCACCGGCATCGATACCATCGTCGCCACCCTCAACCGCGACGCCAGCCTAGCCGCCGCCTGGGACACCCTCGGCTGACAAACCGGTCACCCCACCCGCGCCAGTTCCACCACCGCCCGGCAGCGTGGCGTAGAATACCGCCCCGCCACCTTCCCATCCCGTAAATCCCCCTCGAAAACCATCGGGAACGGCTTGTGATCGACGCCCGGCCCCGTCTCCGACGCCGTTAAATGGCCGCTACCGTCTATCTTTCCCCGCAACACCGCCACCCCCTCGTCAGGCGCGAACAATACCTCGTCCCCCTTGATCATCAGCGTGCCTTTCGTCTGCTTGGCGCCCCCCGGCGAAAGCCCGCACACCCCCGCCGTAACATCGACCGTCCCGGCATAGCGGCCCTCGATCGACCCGCTCGCGGCACAACCAGCCAGCAGCAGCACCAGCCCAAGCCAAACAGGACTAATGTCCTTGCCCAAACGCCCCATCGAGTCCTATCCTTCCTCTTACGCTCGCATCAAGCTACCAGTGGCGCACCAAACCTAGAGCACGAACCTGACACTCATACGAATTCCCGTGCCAACGCAGTCGGGATCCCGCTCAGCAAGAAATCGTCGTTCTAGGAAAATAGCCCTTGCCCAAACGCCCCGCTCCAGACTATCTATCGCTCCACGCTGAGCCACCGACCCTGAAGCCGCCGCTTACACCCCTCGGCATCATCCCGGCCTCGATGCGTCCCAAATACGCCAGCGGCGACCACGACGGTGCAGTCGCCCCTGCGCACCGGGCCGCAGCTCACCTCCACCACCCTATCCCCGCCGCCACCCCGGCCACGGAGCTCGCCATGATGTCCGATGCCAACCTGGACGCACCCCCAACAAAACACTGAGCGTACCCTCCGAAGGAGCGTCCGCACCGACCTCACCGCCTGGGCGACCGCCGCCCTCGCCCCCCGCGGCCAAACCCCCGCTCCCCACCACCGCCTCATCATCGCCGAACTCGAAGCCCTCTCGACCGGCAAGACCGACCGTTTGATGCTTCTGCTGCCGCCGGGCTCGGCCAAATCCACCTACGCGTCGCTCATCTTTCCGCCATGGTGGCTCTCCAAGCACCCAAAATCCTCCATCCTCGCCACCAGCCACACGGCCTCCCTCGCCCGCCACTTCGGCCGCGGCGTCCGCGCCCTGGTCGAGGCCAACACGGTAAGCCTTGGCTATACCCTCGATCCCACCAGCCGCGCTGCGCACAGCTTCGCCACCACCACTGGCGCCGATTACTTCGCCACTGGCGTCCGCGGTCCCATCACCGGGCGCCGCGCCGACCTCATCATCATCGATGACCCGGTTAAATCCCAGGCCGAGGCAGACAGCTCCACCGCCCGCGACCACCTGTGGTCGTGGTTCCGCTCGGACCTCGTCACCCGTCTGAAGCCAGGCGGACGCATCCTGCTGATGATGACCCGGTGGCACCCGGACGATCTCGGCGGACGCATTCTCGAAACCCCCGACAACTGGCGCACCCTGCGCCTTCCCGCCCTCGCCGAGCCAGGCGATCCACTCGGTCGCGCGCCCGGCGACGCCCTTTGGCCGGCATGGGAAACCGCCGACGCACTCGCCCGCAAACGCGCCGTCATCGGCGAACGCGCCTTCGCCACCCTCTTCCAGCAAAGCCCGCGCGCCCGCTCCGGCCGCCTCTTCCTCCCTGCCCGCATCCCCATCGTCGACGACCCGGTCACCTCCACCGCCGTCCGCGCCTGGGACCTCGCCGCCACCGCCCAGGCCCCCGGTCGCGACCCCGACTTCACCGTCGGCCTTAAACTCGCCCGGGACGCCGCCGGCCAATTCGTCGTGCTCGATGTCGTCCGCCTCCGCGGCGGCCCGCACGAGGTCGAACAGGCGATCCTCGACACTGCCGCCGCCGATGGGCCCGCCGTCGCGATCGGTCTGCCGCAGGACCCTGGCCAGGCCGGCCGCTCCCAAATCCGCTACCTCACCAGTCGCCTCGCCGGACACCGCGTCATCGCCACCCCGGAAACCGGCGCGAAGGAAACCCGCGCCATGCCGGCCGCCAGCCAAGCCAATGCCGGCAACCTCGCCCTCCGCCGGGCCCCGTGGAACCGCCCTTTGCTGGAGGAACTGCAAGACTTCCCAAACGGCGCCAAGGACGATCAGGCCGACGCCCTCAGCCGCGCCTTCGCCCTCCTCTTGGACGCCGCCGCCCCCGTCCGCCGGACCCAAATCCCAATCTTCAACCGCTGATCACTGTCGCGCCCCCTCCTCAGGACCCGCATGTTCCAAACCATCTGCGACCTCATCCCAACCGACCCCGACATGCCCCTCCGCGCCAGGCGCCTCGACATCCTCCGCCGCGTCCTCGACGGCACCCTCTATGAAGTCCTCCCCTACGACTTCCACGAAGAACGCACCGCCGCCGGCGAATACATCCCCCTCCGCCTCCGCCGGCCCAGCGTTCGCTACGCCCTGCCCCGCATCGTCACCGAAGACAGCGTCGCCCTCCTGTTCTCCGAAGGCCACTTCCCTACCATCGACTCCCCCGACCGCACGGTCCGTGACGCCCTCGCCGCCGTCGCCAAAGCCACCCGCCTCAACCAGGTCATGACCGATGCCGCCCTCCGCGGCAGCATCGGCAGCGTCGCCCTCCTGCTCCGCGTCCTCCAAGGCCGCCCCTTCGTCTCAGCCATGGATACGGTGAACCTCTCCCCCACCTGGCGCCCAGACGCCCCTGACACCCTCGCCCGTGTTACCGAGCGCTACAAACTCCCCGCCAGCGCCTTCATCACCGCCGGCTACAGCCTTCCCGGCACAGGCGGCACCTACTGGTTCACCCGCACCTGGGACGACCAAACCGAGACCTGGTACCTGCCCCAACCCGTTACCGACTCAGCACCGCCCATCCCCGACCCATCCCGCAGCACCACGCACGGCCTCGGCTTTGTCCCTATCGTCTGGGTTCGCAATCTCCCCGGCGCTTCCTGGACCAATGACCCGGCAGACGGCGCCAGCACCTTCCGCGCCGCTATCGAAACCAGCATCGAAATCGACTACCAGCTCTCTCAGGCCGGCCGCGGCCTCAAATACAGCTCCGACCCCACCCTGCTGATCAAGGAACCGGCCGGCATCGAGGGTGACCTCATCCGCGGCGCCGGCAACGCCCTCATCGTCTCGGAGCACGGTGACGCCCGCCTGCTCGAAATCGGCGGCACCGCCGCCGCCGCCGTCATCGACTACGTCCGCACCCTCCGCGAATTCGCCATGGAATCCGTCCACGGCAACCGCGCCGACGCCTCCCGCCTCTCCGCCGCCACCTCGGGCCGGGCCTTGGAGCTCATGAACCAGGGCCTCATCTGGCTCGCCGACAACCTCCGCATCAGCTACGGCGAGGGCGCCTTGCTCGCCCTGGCCCGCATGATCCTGCACGCCGGCGTCAAATATAAACTCCGCATCCCCGGCGCCGACCTCTCCACGCTCGACCCAGAAACCCCGCTCAGCCTCATCTGGCCCCACTGGTATCCCGCCACCGCCGAGGACCGCCAGCTGGACGCCCAAACCCTCGCCACCCTCACCGCCGCCCGGCTGATGAGCACCGAAACCGCGGTCAAATCCCTCGCCCAAACCTACGACGTCGAAGACCTCCCCGCCGAACTCGATCGTATTGCGGCCGACCCGCCCATCCAACCACCCCGACCAGTTCCCGCGCCCATCGATGACGTCTGATCGCGCCACCCCATCAGCTGCAGGTTTCCATGACAGATCAGCCGACCCCGACCGACCACGCCGCCAGGGTGCAAGCCCTAGAACAGGAATTTGCCCAGTTCCGCGCCCACTCGGACAGCCGCCTCGTCCGCGCCGAACTCAAAACCGAAGCCATCCGGCTCGGCATCGTTGACCTGGCGTGCCTCCAATTCGTTGACAGCACGAACCTAAAACTCAACGAGGACGGTAACCTGCCCGAAGCCGCCGCCGTACTCGCCCGGCTTAAGCGCGACAAACCCTGGGCGTTCTCACAGCCAAACAGCAGTCATCCAGCCCCGCCGCCCGCGCCAGAACCACCCCAGCTCAAAATGGCGAAGGACATGACCGTCCAAGAGTGGCGGGCCGCCCGCGACAAGCTCGTCAAGCGCCAATCCGTCTAGACCAGCCCGTCTAAATCCGCGTCCCGCGCCTAATTCCGCGCCTCGCCCACCTCGCCGGAATGCACCATCCCAAGATGGCTCGTCAGCGCACGAACCATCTTCTGGATGTCCGCCGCCCCCAGCACGAACCCGACCGTCCCATACGCCGGATGGGCAAACGCCAGCATCGAGCCTTCAGTCATCGCCTCAGGGCGCACCGTCCACGCCGGCCCCACAACCGCCTGCACCGCGGTCGCCTCCAGCCCCGGCGCCCGCCCCGCCAACAGCCGCACCCGGACCGAACCGAGCCCGACGATCACCTCGAGCAGCTGCTCCGCCGTGAACGTCAACGACCCCTCCGCCCCGCTCCCCGGCAAAAACGACAAGGTGGCGGCCTGGCCGTCTATCGAAACGTTCATCCGCGGCTGCGCCATCCCACCGACCTCCACTTCCGCAAGGACCCCACATGGGCATCCAGAACTTCCCACTCTCGCTCCAGCCGATCATCCAGCAGGGCTTCCTCGAGCGCGAATTCGAGCAAGCCCTCCTCTCTCGCCTCGGCTACCGCGCCATCGCCGATCGGGAACCCTTCGCGGTCGGTATCGGCGAGACCATCACCAAAACGCGCGTCGGGCTCAAGCCCTCCGTTACCACACCCCTGGCGCCCGCCACCAACACCAATCTCGATAACGGCCTCACCTCGGCAAATTGGGGCGTCGAGCAATACACCATCAGCATCAACCACTATGCCGCAACCACCGACCTCAACATGGTCACTGCACGGGTCGGCATCGCCAGCCAGTTCCTCCAGAACGCCTTCGTCAACGGCGAGCAGGCGGCCCGCTCCCTCGACGAACTGGCCCGCAACGCCCTGTTCGGCCCGTATTTCGGCGGCAACACCCGCATCCGCCTCACCCTGACCGCGGCTGCTCCCACGGTCAGCGTGGATGACGTCCGCGGCTTCCTGATGGTCTTCAACAACGGCGTGCAGACCCCGGTCAGCAGCACGTATCCGCTGACCGTCACAATC